AAGCTTTGGTGTATGTAAACTGTACTATGTTCTGGTCAAACTCATCTTTGCCGTATAAAGTAAAGTCTGTTTGATAGGAAGCAGGGCTTAAAGCCTTGTTTAAATTCCCGTTATTACTCACTTGCGTGGATGGGACAATATTACTACTATTATATAGCGATGTTTTTTGATCGTTTAAAAGATTAAGCCATTTGTATATAACCCAATAGTTGTTAAATCTGTTATCAACCGTAAAATTCACCGTAATGTTTGGATATGGCGGCCTGCTTAATGATGACGTTTTAATTGACTGGCCGCTGTACCCGGATATGTTAGCAGGTACTGAAATTTCTGGCACTACTGCCCCGTAAACTGAAAATTGAATAGAGTCTTGATTAACAAAGTCGTCACTTCTTATAGATAAATCATTACTAATAACTGACCTCATTATTTCAGGTAACTGTATAACGAGTAAAAATTTATCTTTTCTACTTTTATTAAACTGTGACTGAATAACAGGGTCTGAAGTTGGTAATGCACTCATTGTAGTGGTTTAAATCCTTGTAAAGATAGTGTATACATGTCGTCGTCGTAGGGGTTAGGAGAATCAGTTACAGATTTTCCAATAATTGACGGTAATGCATTGTTTCCGTCTTTTTGATTGTAAAAAGAGTGAGCTGATGTATAGTATTTAATGCCATAATCTAATTGCTTTAAAATTAGCGGTCTATTATTATTATCATACTTTACAACTTCAAAATGCTTTGAAACTAACGCTTCGTCTAATATAATAAGAGCCCAAATCATAGACATTACCCTATCATCATGGTATCCAGCACCTTTTTTAGCTGCCCAAGTTCCGTTTGCACTTCTAACAAAGTCTCTCATCTCTTTTAAAGTTCCCATATCTTTAATCTGAACTACTTCTAATTGATTAACCCAGTAACGCATGTTTGTAACGCCAGTAAATTTGGTATTTGTATGTGCTACAACACCTAATTGAACTTTTGTACGCCCTGTTACTGATGCACCCCACGATACAATATTATCATAGCTGTGAACTTCACGTAAATTGTCTACAACCTGGGCTCCGCAGTTATTTCTCTCAATACAAACAAGAGGTTTACCCCATTGTGTTAAAATCTCGTGCAATTTTTCAGTGAAATGATAAGGAGATATGCCGTTGTTGTGATATACTGCAACTTGCTTTATAGAAGTTAAGTCAGATATATCTAATATTTGAATTACTGAAGCATCCTTATCAACACCTTCACTTACGTCAACTCCTGCTACATATATATTAGAGTCTTTTGGTTCTTCCCAGATAAGATAATGTCCGTCCTCCATTACATACTTCGGGTCAGTGACATACACCTTTAACCTGTCATATAATTCCTCATTAACGGAACTTTCACCAGAATCTAGGAACTCACAATTAAACTCTTGATTAAATGCATCTAAACTACCAATAGTTGCTACGGTTTCTTTCTTCCATTTTTCATCTCTACCTGGAATCTCATTCCATAAAATTTTATCACTTTCCCAACCGTTCTTCTTTTGTTCTGCTCCAATATACAAGCTATGAAACAAATTGCCTGTACCGTTTGCAGTAGAAGCTATAAAGATTTTTGATTTCTTAGATGATGAAACGATTGGATACACTGATTTCCAAAATTCATCAACTAAATGAGGTTCAATGAACGCTAACTCATCTAATATAAGACAGTTGATAGATTGACCTCTTGCAGCAGTGCCGGTGGTGGTTGATATACCAATTCTACACCCGTTACCTAGTATCATAGACGTTTTACCATACTCTTTAACACCAGGTTTTAACCAATTTGGTAATTCCTCATATGCTAATCTAATTCTTCTAAAGATTTCTATTGCAGTGCCCTCTTTATTTGCTACAATTAATATAGATTGGTCTTTTTGAAAGCATGCAATCCATAATGCATATATGGTCATTAACGTGGTTTTACCAATCTGTCTAGAAGCTAACAATATAAAGAATCTATTATCACGCATCTTACGTAACACTCTCTTTTGACACAAATGAAGTTCAATTTTTTGTTTACCTTCGTCTAATGATATAATATGGAAGTGGTTTTCAGCAAAATAGAGAATGTTTTTTGATGACTTTTCTAAGTCCGCAATCATCTCTGGTGTGTACTCAAATTCCGCGTTAACGGTTGGGAGGTTAGGGTTATTTAAATACGTCTGTTTGTTTTTAAGCATGAGCGATATAAATATTTACATGTCCACTTCTAAGAACCTAGTAGATATATGGGAATTATATAACAGTCAAGTGCTAAATGAAAAAGCACCTGCTAAACAAGCAACGAAAATGACCACTAAGAAGGGTCCAGGTCCAGTTGACTTAAACAGCCCAAAGGCTAAAGACATTCAAAACAAAGATACCTCTGGTCCAGCAGCTGCTGATGGTTACGGTGATGTGGCAGTAGACGTACGCAATCCAAAACATAAGAAGGACAATGCATATAATATTACGAATCTTAGTTTTGGAGAAAATTTTGACCAAAATATGGAAAAAACATCAAAAGACAAGATAAATAATAATATGAAATCTATTTTCAATAAACTATACGAAGAAGTAATGGGTAACGAAGATGCAGCTGATCTAGCAGCACTCGGCGTTGATTCAGAAGGCCAAGGACATGAAGGTGCAGAAGGTGAAGATGCAGATCTCACACATGCCGAAATTATTGAGATGCTTGAAAAGGCATTAGCTGCATTAAAAAAACATGCAGAAGGTGAATCTGAAGGTGAATCCGAAATGAGCGGTGAAACAGAAGGTGAAGCCGAAGGTGAAGCAGCTTCAGAAGATAATGAAGAAGATGCAGATGAAGAAGACAGTGAAGAATCTGATGATGCTGATGAAGAAGACAGTGAAGAAGAAGATGATGATATGAAAGTTAAAAAAGAATCATCTGGCGCAATTTATTCCGTTGACAATCCAGTAGATGGTGACGGAAAGCTAGTAAGTGATGAATCCGGCAAAAAGCTCACAAAGCATAATATGATTAAAGTCGGTGACAAAACTGCAAAACTTGCTAATAAGGGCAAAGCACAGTACAATGTTAACAATCCAGTAGATGGTGATGGTAAAGAAGTACCAGACTCAGCTGGTTTAGCAATGACAAAGCACAATGCTATTGAACCTAAGAGCAAGATTAAAGGTAGAAATCAAGAATTCTTCGGAGTATAAGATATAACGAAAATAGATTAAATTAAAGCCGCTAGCAATAGCGGCTTTTCTTTTGCTTAAATATATTCGTGGACCTATTCAAAGAGTTTTTTAAATCTCATACACCAACATTAAGTCTTAGAGGCGGTGTACAAAGAAGACATCGCAATCCATTAGGAACAACCGATGTAAACAGACATTATAGAAGGAAACATCTTAATTTAGTTCCTGATATGTACAAGGCTAAAGAGGACGCTAATCCAAAGATTGAAACTCTAAAGAAAGGCCCGGGTAGATTTGTCTGTAATACAAAAGACTTGCAGTATATAACAAGAAAATTTTTAAAGGGCTTGCCTCCAAAAGCAAATGAAATGAAAATGCTTGGTGGTAAAATGGGCATAAAGCTTTACCATGATATCAATTCAGGTAAATGGATTATAGAAAAAAATTAACATGTATAACGCACAAAATAACGGATTACCTGGGGTAGTTGACTCAGATGGTTTTTGTTTTAGATACGTTGATAAAAACGTTATACAGAATGAAGAATATTTGTTTAGTAACTACTGGAGAGAACAGATTAACACTTACGGTACTATGGTTACGTATTATGTTAATGCTTATAACGTACTAAACGCAGATAATTTTTACGGTGAACAACCAACACAGAAATATGCTGAACCTAGAAATGTAGTTTTAGCAGTTGACTTAGCAGAAAACGCAACAGCATTATCAAAATTTGGTTTTCAAGCAGATGATGAAATTACTGCATATATTCACCTATCTACTTTCTATGATGTATTTCATAATATAAATTTAGAAATACTAACTAATGAATATTTGAGTTCTCCTACGTTGTCAGCTAAATTAGAAACAGAAAACTTATTTGGATTACGTACAGAGGACCCAACTACCTTTGAAACGCAATTTAATCAAGTACAACCTAAAGCAGGCGACGTTTTTACACTAACAGAATACGGTTACGGACGTCCAGGACCAAGAAGCGGATACAATTACGAAGTTACACAAATTTTAGACCAAGATATTGCAAGAACAAATCAGTTAGGTGGTCATTATGTTTGGATCTTAAAGGCTAAGAGACTTGATTACAGCTTTGAACCTGGTCTATCAGCAGAAAAAGGAAGTGATCAAGTTTATGACGATACTTCAAGTGGTGTTTTACCTGGTGGTAAACAAGACCCAGCACCGCCTAAGAAGTATGATGAAATTTACCCATTAACATCAATTGACCAAGTTAGCAACACCACTATATTCAGTATGTCAGCTAATGATGCAACTGACGTGTACGGTAACTACTAATCAGATTAAGTTTAAAAGATAATCTATAGTATTTTCTGCTATTTGTTTACTGTCAAATAGCATTTCAAACCTACCAGCACCGCCGCCCATAAAGGTATACAGCACTTTATTGTCTTCCTTTAACTGTATGTTGTATATCTGATAAGTTCTACCCGGTATAAACAACTCTTTAACCTTACCAGATAGTTTAGGTTTTTTGACAACAAAAACTTTACCTGGAATGTACTTCATTTCTTGACAACCCAATTTTGAATATGATACTTCATATCCTTTTCACGTTCTTGAATGTATTTTTGAAATGCTAAAGGTTTTACCCAGTTAAGATTCTTGTCAGGATTAATACCCAATTGCTCAGCCTTGTCACAAGCAAGGTTTACACCTTCAAATAAACACGCAAATCGTGTTAAAAAATTGATATCATTCTTGTAATCAATTTCAGGTTCTAAATCTGAGTCTTTTTTTGCTCTTTTAACGTTTTCCATCGTATAATGATTGTATGAGTTTTCCTAATAGGGTTATTTTCATTTCCTTGTCATCTATGCTGTAGTTTTTATACAACTGCAGCAAATTAAACGTCAAATCTTTGATAATTTTTTTATTCTGTATGAAAAGTGCTTCCTGATCCTTGTCTGATGTATCAATTGTATTTTTATCAAGTGCATGTATCAGTACTTCAAGAAAAATTTTAAGAGCCTGATTATTTTTATTTTTTTCTGTAGCCAATCCTTCTTTTAACTTGAACGATTCTTCCATACTCAAGTTAAGACATGTGCTTATGCTTTTAATCAGTTCATTTAACTGAACAACTGGTGCTTCTTGCTTAATGTCAGTTATTGAGGAGTTGATCTGTGTGGTAATCTTATCTAATTCACTCATTTTTGTGTGTAGATAGGTTCCGTGGTAAGTACTGGCTTAATATCAATGTCAAGTTTAATGGTTTTGTTACATTCACTGCACTTATATGTAACGTTTTCATCAAATCTAACTATAACATCTTGTCTATTCTTTTGTCCACAAGGACATTCCACTAATGCAACTTGTTTTACTGCCTCTTTAAGTTGTTCTATACGTATTTGTTCAGCTTTAAGTAACGTTCTATTCTCATATATGGTGTTGCCTATGTAAAATGCCATGACCTGCACTACGAAAGCTAATAAAAACACCAAAATCCAATGTGTAACAAACAATGCTGCTATTAAACCGCTAACTAATGCGGTGATACCTAACGAAATTAAAAACTTTTGTATCATTTACCTATTGTATCTATGCCATTACTAATATCAACTATGGCTTTACCTATAATAGTGCTCTTTTCTTTGATTTCTCTTAATAGATGCTTGTATTTGTCTTTAAGGGCTGGGTTTTCTAATGCTAAATCCATTATCTTAGAAAGGTTTAACGTTGCTATATACATATCTGATAGGACTTCATCGGCTTGATTCAGTGGATATGGTTTTACATTACCGGCATCATAATTTGTATCCTTCTTATTAGCGTTTAAGAACGATTTGACTTGATTTGCAACAGGAGGTGTCTCTGTTTTCTGACCCATTATCTGTCTATTTGCATTCATCATTGAGTCATCTTCTGAAATTAGCCTTTTCATATTAAATATTTATGTAAATCTAATAAATAATAACATATATGAGCGTTTACGAGAATAGATTTAAGAAGTTCTTAGTAGAAAAAGACGAAACACCTGATGTTCCAGATGAAATGACGGATCAACAGGCTATGGCACAGACGTTAGATAAAGGTACCGCTCCTGAGGACTTTGATGTAGAGGCTCCCCCAGCAGGTGCTGTTGCTAAACCAACACTCTCTGCTATACAA